TATCCATTATTCCCCCTTTAACAATCTTGTTCTAATAATTCATTATGATAATAACACTCATCAAACATTTTATGAGTGCAGATTAAATCACTATCATAATAAATTGGTTGTTCTTTACTAGCTAAATAAGAAATTAAATAATCTCTTAAATAAATTAATATTTTCATTTTTCCCCTTTTGTTTAACTTACTAATAATATAATACTGTAAAATATATATTACAATTTATTAATAATATTTCTTTTAAGCTGGTGAATGTTGGAATGAATGTTCCAGGATAATCTTATTATCGTTCACAACATTTAAAAACACCTACCCCCTATTTATTAAAAAAAATATCCTATATGTTTGTATAAGCTGTTATTTCTTAGTTATTCCTAAATAAACCTTATAAACACTGGCTAATATAACTTGTCCTATAATAGATATTATGTTGCGTTAGACATATATAAATGCATATATCAATGTAAAACCCCAACATCTATGATGTTACACTCTAATTAATCTAAGGAAACTTTACTATACAAATACCTACTATATATTGTGTACTTTTCCTGACATACTACAGTTACTAGGTGAACTATCACAGTAGTACCTGGACTGATCCCCTACTTGCTTTAGTGAGTTCTTACACTCTTTACATACTTTCAATAAGATAAGAATAATATATATTTTTTTAAAAAAGAAAGATAGAAAATAGTTCTAACCCTGTGTCACTCCCTCCCAAACCAGAATGAACTAAAATTAGTAACAAATAAATATGTGAAGTAATAGGCTATTACCCTAGTTACTATGGTCCAGCTAGTCCACTTATCCTGTTGTTTGATCTGATATCTCTTTCCTAAGAGCTGGAGAAATATCTTGTTTGTGTTGTCATACTATCATAGATTCATTAATATACAAATTAGCTTAGGAAAGTCCTAAGTATTAGATATAGAGTAAATATCCATATCTAAGAGAAGAGAAAATAGCTGACGATCTTAGACAATTGTATGATGGTTGTTGTTGGATTTAAAGTTTGTTTCTTTTTCTTTCATAACAGTTTGGACAACTGTACGGACAAAACGCCACACAAAGTGGCGTTTTGTATTATTATGTATATTAAAGGAGATTTATGGCAAAAAAATATAGAGATGATATTGTAAGTAGATTATCTTCTGCTGACAAAGTTGCATATAACGCATCTTTTGATGTAGCACCTAAAAGAAAAATGGTCAACAAAAATGCAGATATAACAAATAATACTTATAAAAAAAGAGTTAAAAAACAAGGTCCAAATAAAAGAAAATAAATAATTATTGACTTTATTTAGATCCTGTTATATAATAAAATTACTCATTTCTTATGAGTATCAACTTCCCTGTTTGATTAACCAATAGACCCTAGCTAGACTAGGGTTATGTCTGAAATACCAGTAGAAGATTGTGACCAATGTCTTAACCCTTACTGGCAGGATCAGCTTACTGATGGATTATGTTCTAGTTGCTCTGTAGATGATGTTGCAGGATTCTTTGAATAAAAATTTTTTTTTAAGCCTTCGGCTCTTGTAACCCTTCAGGCTTCTTTCTTCCTTTGATACGAGGGTATGTTTTTGTTTTATGATTATTACAATATCTATACTTGTTATATTTAGATATAACTGTATCGCAAGTTTCCTCCAAACAAATTCTTCCACTACTATATGAAGTAGAGGGTTTGTAATTAGGATATTTATTTCCTTTTATATAATCACTCATACAAGATATAGTATAGTTAGGAGAACTAAAAGATATGTACGGATATAAAAAGAAGAAAAAGAAATCTGGAAAGAAAAAAGGTAAAAAATAAACTATGAAGATTAAAGGTGTTGATGTATCTAAGTTAACTAAAAGACAACAAGATACAATGAAAAAACATTCTAAACACCATAGTAAAAAGCATATGCAGTATATGCACAACTCTATGCGTAGAGGTGCAACTTTTACACAGGCACACAACAGAGCTATGAAAGCAGTAGGTAAGTAGTGGCTGAGTTTCGTGGGATGAAAGTTAAGTTAAATAGTCCTACACCTATTCGTAAAGGCGAACCTGGTTATGGTCGTAAAAAGTCTAAAGTCTTTGTAATGAAAAATGGGAAAGTCAAAAAGATAATGTTTGGCGATCCTAATATGAAAATAAGAAAAAACAATCCTAAAGCTAGAGCATCATTTCGTGCTAGACACAAATGTAGTACAGCGAAGGATAAAACAACTGCACGATACTGGTCGTGTAGGGCTTGGTAAGGAGAATAATATGGCGAAAGTAAGTTGGATGTATGGTGGAAAAAGATATTACGGCACTCTTATTCCTAGTAGAGAAACCAAAACACATAGATTTGCTAGAACAGAAAATGGAAAGATTAAAAGACTTCCAAAGAAAAAATAATGGCAGAACGCAAAGTATGTGCTAATCCAGGTTGTGAAAAAAAATTTACAGCTAAACATAACAATAAAAAATATTGTACTGTTCAATGCAGTCGTAAAGCACAACACAAACGATCTAAAGATAAAAAGAAAAAAGATTTTACAACACAGATGACTGTTACTCGTGGAGAGTATTATCAGGATTACATAGAAAACTTTGCAGCAGAAGTAGAACAAGACTTGATTGCTAAGACTGCTGTAGCTGATATATACGGAGTAAACAAATCAGTTGTAACTAAGATGCACGAAGCATACTTAGTAGATAAAGAAAATTTAGAATTACAAAAAGAATGGGCAACACCTGATGAAGCTATTAAGTCATTAGGTAAGTTTGAGGATTTTAGAGATAGGTACTTCCAAACAGAAACAGGAGATCCATACGAAACAGCAGACTTCCATCAGAGATGGATTAAATCAATACTTAAAGCTATAGATGAAGGTGGCGAACAAATGATTCTCTCTCCACCACGACACGGCAAGACAGACTTACTTACACACTTTGCTATATGGCAGATATGTAGAAATACAAATGTAAGAATTATGTGGGTTGGTGGTAATGAGGAGATTGCAAAAAATGCTGTAGGTGCTGTTGTAGATCACTTAGAACATAACGAAAAACTTATAGAAGATTTCTGTGGCCCTGGTAAAACATTTAAACCTAAAAGCAGGTCAGGTAAGTCTTGGACATCAGGTCAGTTTACTGTAGCTAACAGAACTGTAACTGGTATTAAGTCACCCACTATGGTAGCTGTAGGTAAAGGTGGTAAAATACTTTCTCGTGACTGTGACTTGATTATTGCAGATGACATTGAGGATCACGGCACAACAATTCAACCTAGTGCTAGAGAGCAGACAAGACAATGGTGGACAACTACTTTGTCATCTCGTAAAGAGGAACACACAGCTATTGTTGTTATTGGCTCAAGACAGCACCCTGAAGATTTATATAACTTTCTTTTAGAAAACCCACAAATGGACAAGATAGTAGAGGAAGCACATAGTACAGAGTGTGTGTTACCAGAAAATGATATAGAGTTACATACAGATTGTATGTTGTGGGCAAGTAAGCGTACATACAAATGGTTGCTATCTCGTTTACAAGCTGCTGAAACTACAGGTGGTAAAGCTATATTTGAAATGGTGTATCTTAACAAAGCATTTGTTGATGGTATAACAATGTTTGATGTAGAGGAAGTAGATTTATGTAGAGATATAAATAGAACTGTAGGACACATACCACCTAACACAAGACTTATTGCAGGACTTGACCCAGCTTCTACAGGTTTCCAATCTTGTTTCTTATGGGCAGTAAATACTGATACAGGAAAAATGTATATGGTAGATATAGAAAATCAAGAGGGTGGTGGGATTATACAAGCTAAAGATACTATAAAGAAATGGTATGAGAAGTATGGTCTTGCACATTGGGTTATAGAGGAAAACGGATTTCAGAGGGCTATACGACAAGACAAAGATTTAAAAGAGTACTGTGCAAGAATGGGTATTTACTTAGAAGGACATCAGACACAAAAAAACAAATTTGATCCTATCTTTGGTGTCGGAAGTATGAGAGAATTGTTTAAAGAAGAACTAATAAGTTTGCCTTATGGTAGTGCAGAAAGTGAAACTAAGAGTAATATATATCGTAGGCAATTAATTTATTTTTCTACAGGTGCTAGTAAGCAATCTGGTAGAAATAATAAGTCAGATGTTGTTATGGCTAGTTGGTTTCCTATGAGAGTAATTAGGAGATTACAAAAAGAAAGACTAGCAGAAGTAGGATTAGATTATGAACCAAGTTTTGGAGAATGGGATATAAGCGATATGAACGAAA